GAGATTATTCTCGAATAACCAAAAGTGATTGTCTCGATTGTAAATAATAATAGTATATACAATGCAGCCAGAAATATCCGCAGCCGTCTCTTCGCCGCTCGTCGAGCAGTTCGTCGACAATAACCTCCCGTCAATCGACTGGGCTTACATCGCAACAACCAAGCAGCTGACGTCCGCGCAGATCAAAAAGTATCACCGCTTTCTCGACTGGGACCTCGTTGTCAGATACCAAGCACTGGACAGGGATCTCGTGTGCACATTTGCAGCGTACATTGATTTCAGCCAAATATCTATAACCCAGCCCCGTTTATCGTCTGAAGACATAATCGCCGGGTACAAGGCACAGCTAGCAACACTGGACTAGGCGTGCACACCAATTATATTTTACATACTCCTTTGCGGGAGTATATAAAACAACCAGACACTCGAACGCGCTGCGTTCCGGCATGTACTCCCAAAAACGAATATTAAAATACAGGGGAGATTAAATATATCTTACGATGAATACATCTATTGAATTAGATACTTATTACGTGTCCCTCCTCAACGAGATTGCGACCTACATCCCCGATATTTCCGAGTGTTATACCCCGCCGACATCATCGATCGATTACGACGATATGTCCGACGACGACACCGAGTTCGTCACCGAGCCCGTCACCGACAAGCAACCATTGCTGGTCAAGAAATGTTTGTGTACAAACATTATCGGTGAAAAAAAGGTATGCACCCGGCAAGTGTGCACGTTTGCACATTATGCCGAGGAGTGGCAGCCGGAAAAATGCAAGTTCGGCGCCAAGTGTAAAGGCATCCGCAACACGTGCAGCAGTGAAGACGGCGTCTGCCAGCGTCTTCACGGTAAAGAAACGATTGAACAGGCGCTTGTGCGTATGGGAATCGTGTTTCTTTCAAAGAAAAAGTATGTAAAAGCCCGCCATTACATTATGGAGGCCAATGCTAACAAAAAACCCACCGATATGGACAAAGACTGGCATCCGGCAAAATGCAATGACAGCGCCAAGTGTAAAGGCGCCGTCTGCCAGTGTCTTCACAATGAAGAAACGATTGAACAGGCGCTTGCGCGCCTCGAAATCGCGGCCCCTTCAAAGAAAAAGTATGTAAAAGCCCGATCCATTATGGAGGCCATTGCTACTGAAAAAACCTGCGCGGCCTAAGCCGTCAAATTATCTCCTATCCAGTTACTAGCTGGATACAAGATAAACAATCCACTCCACCCGCTACGATTTCCCGAGTCGTTTTAATAATTGCACGCACCACCGTTTCAGCAGCACCCACGTCTCAGCATTGAGCTTGTTGAAGAACGACTCCATACTTGCCGCGCCGATTATTTTAGGTCGCTTAGTTCCAGCTCGAACATCGTCCGTTCAAAGTAGTAGTAGTCGGGTTCGTCGTGTGACGAGTACCCGCTGACCTTTGCTCGAAAATCGCACGCGTGTTTGTGTGTCACCGAGTACCCTTTCTTGCCGGGGATAAAGTACCACACGTCTATAATCTCCCCGCCGTCAAACATGAATATCATGTACGGTGTTCCCGCCGATCGGCGGCGATACATGTCGAAAATGCGCGGCGGGTCGGCGTTGTACGACGTGACCGTTTGCACGAACACGCAAACACCGGGTATTGGGGTTACTAATATTTTTCCGCCCTCCATAAAAACGTCCGCGTTGCGCAAGCGCGTCCGCGTGAACATGTTTGTACACTCCTTGAACCATTTCTGTACCAGGTCGATGTACGGCTCACAGTCGAAAACAAGTCCGTTGATGTTGGTGTGGGCAGAGAACAGCGCCGTCCGTCTTTCAATATAACACGCGGTAAACTCGGGTTCGGCATCCGCATATTTACACATCCTATACTCGGGAAGTACAGTCGGCATGTTCTCTGCCTCGACAGAACTGGTCGGCATGTTCTCTGCCTCGACAGAACTGGTCGGCATGTTCTCTGCCTCGACAGAACTGGTCGGTATGTTCTCTGCCTCGACAGAACTGGTCGGTATGTTCTCTGCCTCGACAGAACTGGTCGGTATGTTCTCTGCCTCGACAGAACTGGTCGGTATGTTCTCTGCCTCGACAGAACTGGTCGGTATGTTCTCTGCCACTGGTATATTTACATGAGTTTGAACGAACCCCCTCACGCATTTACTGCAGAACCCCTCGTACGAGTCTTTGAATTTATGTTTCTTGTTTTTGAGAGATGAAACCGTAAGAGACGTCACGTGGTTGTTCTTGCACGCAAATGATACGACAGCCTTCAGCCCAACCTCGCTTTTTTGGATCGCGAACTCGTCGGCGGTCGTTCTCATGGTGAACCCACCTCCTGCAAGGTACGACTCGAATGTGCGATAACTCATTGGGTACTCTATTTTCACGTTTAAAATGAAAAGAGAATGATGGTGTATATGTTTTACAAGACGGGGAATCCGAGAGCGCCTCCGGAAATACGGATGATGTTGTTGTTAACAGCAACAGTCACGAAATCGTATGACTGAGGGTAGTCGGTTCCGGATCCGGCTGCTCCTGTACCGCTCGCTCCGGTAAGTGCACCGGCAGATGCAGATGGGAGAATGCTGACGTTGGTCAACTTACCGAAGTTGGTAGAACCAGCGGGGTCGAGATTGTAAAAGTCGAGAGAATACGAGTAGCAGTGGTATCCGGTTTCGAGAGGGATAACGGGTGCGTGGAAGTATGGGTTGACAAGCGAAAAGTAGTCGGCGCTCATAGTAGCCAGACGCTGGGTGTTTTCGTAGATCAATGTGATGTTGGCCAATGGGTCAACAGCTCCAGATGGTGAAAAGTCGACAAAGACTGGTCCGGGGACAGCAGAGGCAGCAGTGTAATTGGACCATGTAGACGGGATTGTCTTGTTTCTGGCAGAAAAGAACAGTACCTTGATTGCGTGAGAGAAGCGGATGTCGTACGATGGGAGCGGGTTAGTTGCGGGAGAAAATGTCTGGAGAGGTGATGTTTGTACCTGTTCAATGAGGATGTTTCGTGGTGCACATGCCATACGCTTGCGCTCGTCGTTACCGACAATTGCGTAGTTGGCCCAAACCTGTGTGTTTCCGACAACTGGTTCAGAAACCAGGTCGGTAAGATTCGGTGCCACACTTGGTTTAGTGCCTGGGGCTGCTGCGATGTTGTCCAAGACAAGGAGCTCGTTCCAGTTTCTGAACTGGAAGTTAATTCTTATCTCGTTGTATGGTAGAGCGGCGGCGGGTAGAGCGATGCCGGTGTCGCGAGCAAAGAATAATGGGATAGGCAAGTTCAGGACCGTAGATGGGATAGTAATACCAGGAGCCGATGGCTGAATAAGGTCGTCGATATTACCAATCATATTGTTATATCCGTTCCTCTTTCCGGCGGGGACGGTGAATGCCGTCCAAAAGTCCAAGAAGAAGTTGTCAATGCGTTCAGCAGCGAGATCGTTGAATGTGATGCTGATTTCTCTGTTCAGATTGTGCATAAGATTAGGAGTCCATCTGAGACGACCATTCACACCGAACTGGTTTCCTACTGCAAGCGTAACAGCTGGAATATGTACTCGCAGCCATGTGTACAACAGGTAGTCTCCTGCACGGGAGACGTTCACCGACCATTCTTGGCCGAAACCTGGTGAGCCTGCTGAGCGAGATAGCACAACGGGGACTTGGGTGAACCATGTAGTCTTCACTGTCCTTTTTACAAAGTACGCAGTGACATCTTCTGGATTACCACCGTACATGTACTTTTCGATTTCATCGTAGGTAGCCAAGTCGATGAACCCGGATGTTAAGTTTGAGTTTTGGATAGACATATTTACATTACACAAGAAAAAAAATATGTATATTTTTTATTGAGTGATCCAAATTTTGGTGTTGCAGAGGTAATTTACACACCTAGCAGTGTGTGTAAACTATAATTGTTGATGGGGTATACTCGTCTGTAAACGCGTTAAACGAGGAGTGTTATATTGGAATATGTCAACTATCTTGGGATCAAGGTCGTGTACGAACTCGTATTTGAAAGACATTGTTAAGTTGTGGTACCGGGTAAAGTTATATATAACTCTCCCAACTTTTTCCTCTTGTCCCGGAAAATCATATTGTTGGTATCGCATGAATCGATACATGTCTGCTTGGGCCATTGCTCGGCTACTAGACGCATTTACCCAATCATCGATTGTTACGAGTGACGGGTTACTACCATCTTCGAACCCAATGTCGACAAAGCATGGCTCCATGTTACAACGCATACTAACAATGGCGGACGTTTGTATTAGACTGTACGTGTTTAACATGGTTAATTTACACACATATACCAGTGTGTAAACCACGATTGGTCAGTTGTGATCACGTATTGCTTACAGGTTCCAACAATTGATGAAGATCTACAAAAATTATACATCCCGATTGTGTCTCGCTGTTCAATTAAACCACTCCATCTCTGCTAGAGATGCGTAGCCAGATCTCGGCTCGCGTTGCAACTGACCGATATCGACAGTCGGCGGGCTCGAGACCCGATGATACGGAATTACAACCGTTTCTCTACAGCAAGGACAATGTTGTACACGCTCTAGCCACGAGTCAATGCACTCATTGTGGAAAGGGTGACCACATGTCAGAACACGGGTCTCGGACGTCTCAAGGGTTTCTCGGCAGATCGCACACGTGTCAATGTCGTACGTGACGCGCACAATACAAGGTTTGGTGGGGGGAGGGGGTATTGATGCCTCGAATTGTGCAAAATCATCGGAGCCGTCGGTAGGCTTAGTGTTGTATACTAACACCAGAGAACCCCGGAGCTCGTGGAAAAACTCTCTAATAAAAGCCACAGTCAATGGTTGGTACTTTACAAAGTTATATAATACGATATCATCTGGCCCAGGACGCCTTCCCATTTCTTGTCGCATGAATCGATACATGTCTTCTTGGCATATGAATCGTTCCATCGGCTGCAATATCCAATTATCGAAAGTACGTATTGTTAGTAAACCATGTTTACTATCGTCTACATAGCTTTCCGGGAAATTTTTTAAACTAAATGGTCGGAGGAGGGATGACGGTGCATTGTTACAGAAAGGGCACGGCTCTCTATTCGACGTCACCGTGTGGAAATAATGACCGCATTCCTTGTATTCGCACCTCAACCAGTCGGCAAATTCTTTGGACAGCGTCTGGTATTTCAGAATCATTGGAATACGGAGCAAGTGTTTGAACTCGCGAATAAAAGTCTCTGTTAATTTCTGGTACTTTGCAAAGTTTAATAATACCATCCAGATCGACCCGTAAGACTGCTCTAATCGATGCATTTCTTGACGCATGAATATATCCATGTCTTCTAGACTCAGGCGGCTATTTGCCGATTCCTCAATCCACCACCAGGCTTTCTTTCCAATACATGGCCTGGTAATCACAGACGAGTATATGTTTTTCAAAGATGGTCTACCAAGTGCGGAAAAGTACAATGTCTCGAAACGTATCCGCGCATCGAGGGTCTCGTTTTCACATATGAATTTGGTATTGTTAAAAATATCGAGTTCGCGAACGAACCTATGAATGAACGTTCTGGTTAATGGCTGGTATATTGCAAAGTTATAGACGACGGTGGTGACTTTTTCCTCTTGTCCCGGAAAATTGTATCTGTCTTTCACCATAAATCGATACATGTCCGACAGATGCATCTGCTGCTCCTGATCGGCAGATGCCCTTACCCAGTCATCGATCGACCCTTGAGTAAGAGATAGGTTGACACACGCATTCCCGATATTATACTCGCTGTAATTTTTCGGTATATATTGTCCGTAAGACGACTCGAAGTCGACATAATGGCTACATGGCAGTACGGTACAAGTTGTGCATGGCGTGGTCATTGATTATTTAACAAAGAATCGCTCATCGTTTAAATAAATGCGAACATGGCCGGCCATTGTAAAAGTAAAAAAAAATGTAATATTTTTTTTCTTATAGAATAAATATGGTACACCACGGTGCTGTAAGGAGATCACCCAGACGCTCAGCAAGACGCTCACCCAGACGCTCCGCCAAGAGATCGGCCAAGAGATCACCCAGACGCTCAGCAAGACGCTCAGCAAGACGCTCAGCCAAGAGATCACCCAGACGCTCAGCCAAGAGATCACCCAGACGCTCCGCCAAGAGATCACCCAGACGTTCAGGTAAGAGATTAACTTCATACCAATCGTTTGTCAAACACCACATTGGGAAAAATGGGAAAACCATGGCCGACGTTGCCGCCGAGTGGAGATCTCTCCGTAAGTAAAAAAGTGAAATGACTTAATAAATCTTGAATATTTATAAATATGTCCCATCACGGAATACGTGGTCCCGAATTTATAAATTATGTGTCGTCCGTCCTGGCGCTCGGCCAGCTCAAACCCGAGTACATCGAACTGTTGACCGGCGACGAAAGTATGCGCGTGTACAGCGCGTCGTTCACGTCTCCGGCATTCAACCCCGAGCACAACTACGACGCGTACGAGTTCCTCGGCGACGCGACCCTCAACAAGATTATCGTGTGGCACCTTGCGCGCCGATTCCCGCAGCTGATGAATGTCGAGAATGTCAAGACGCTTGCGCGGCTGAAGATCAACCTTATTTCCAAAGTGTCGTTCGCGCGGTTTGGGCGGGAGCTCGGGATCGACAAGTACATTACATGTACCGAAGACGAGTGGGTAAAGTCGCAGACGAAGCTGGTGGAGGACACGCTGGAGGCGTTCATCGGGGCGATCGAGTCGCAGATCGACTCGAGGATAAAACTGGGCGCGGGGTATGCCATATGCTACGGCATTATCGGCCCGATCCTGGACCGAATCGATATTTCCCTCGAGTACGAGGACCTCTACGACGCCATCACGCGCCTGAAAGAAGTGTTCGACACGTACCAGCGCATCATAGGAAAGGTCGAGTATGTGACAAAGCAGGACCCCGACACGAAACTGTTCGTGTCCGAGGTGTTTTCCAAGCTCGAGGCGCACGAGCGGGGGCGAAACGTGCCCGACAATGTGGCGAACGAGATCGTGTCGCTGCTGCACTCGCGAAACCTGGTCCCCACGTCGGGGATCGACGTGTCCCGCGTGAAGAATTTTTTGTCAGACATAACATCCAAAACAGACTTTTCGTACTCGTCCATCAGCCAGGGGAAAGGCAAGTCCAGCAAGGCCGCCGAAATCGACGCGGCCGAAAAGGCGATTGCGCACCTGGCCAAGCGGGGCTTTATCCGCGTACGCGAACAAACCGATTTCACCGCGCAACTCCCGAAAGGCGTCGCGGTGAAAACCGACGCGAAAGAGACTGCCCGCGGGCAGTACTTCCAGACCAAGGTGTCGCACAACGGCCGGACAGGTGTTGGGGTGGGATTCACCGCCGACGAGTCGCTCGGCCGCGCGGCGTACAGCTTCGTCAAATTATAATTTTTATTCACCGCGAATAAAAATGATACCTAGAGACTGTCGCGACTAAATTTACAAGATGAATACACCTGCTGTAAACGTGTTTACTTACCAGTGGCAGTACGACGATGAAAACATCAATGTGTTCGGGCTCGACAAAGAGAACAGGACCGTGTACATAAAAATTATTGGGTTCACGCCGTACGTGTACCTCGAACTCCCCGATGTCCCAAACGTCAAGTGGGCGGATAAAGTGTCTGCCGTTGTTGAAAAACTCTCCTTCGGGCTGCGCAACAAACCGATCGCGCACAAGCTCATGTACAAGCGCAAGCTGTACTACGCGCACAAAAATGCCGACGGGTCGGACAAGCTGTTCCCCTTCCTGTGTCTGTCGTTTAAAAGCAAGTCGCACGCCCAGCAGCTGCGCTGGCTCCGCCCGCAGTCCATCCCCGGGATTGGACAGAACCTGGTATTCAAAGTCCACGAAAGCGACGCGTCGCCTGTTCTGCAGATGACGTGCATACGCGGCGTTGCGCCGGTGGGCTGGTTGAGCATTCTGGGAAGCAAAGTAAAAGAATCAGAGAAAGAATCGATATGTGACACCGAGTACCGCGTCCACTGGAAGTACGTGTCGCCGTCCGCGTGCACGGCGAGTGTCGACCCGTTGGTGATGAGTTTCGATATCGAGTGCAACTCGTCGAACCCGAACAGGATG